CTGAGCAATAGTCATGATGAAGGAAGTGAGAGACTCACGATCTTGACCACGACCAAGAGCATTGATACCTGCAACAATAGTAGGATTGACCAGATCTTTAGGAATACGTGGGAGTTGTCCACTACGTTGAAGAACCAGCATCTTGCGGTTCAGATAAGGAAGAAGGAACTCAACAGTCAACAGTGAGAACAAACCACCAAGTTGTTGTTCAAGTTCAAGCTGAGTGAGGCGAACCTCTTCAGCAGTAGTACGTTCCGACTGACGAACAGTAAGGATCAAGAATGCTTCAGCCAAACGACGTTCAAGCTGTTGCATCAACGTCATAGCAGTATTAAAGTCAGCAGTCTTACCGACTTGGATAACACCGATGTCTTCAGGTCTACCTTGAACGATCGCTCCGTTGCCTGCCTTCGCCAGCGTCTGCGCTTTAGTCGTACTTGAGGGTGATACCACGAAGACGACCTTAGCGGCTGCTGCAGAGCCTTCTACAAGGCTTTGGGAGAGTGCATCAAGCGACTTAAGATCTCCCAAGAATTCCTCAACTCTACCCCGTCCATAGTTTTCACCATCGACAGAATTAAAGCGCAGTACAAGCCAAGGACTAGCATCCGCTGGAGCTTTGCTGTCGGACCCAGGAATCTTCTTACCATAAACCTCTTGATGCCACAGCCAACGGTTGTTGTCTAGACGTACATGAGTATAAACTTCTACGTCATCCTCATGAGCAAAGCTCTCGTCCATGACCGTCGGAGGATCCTTGAGGATTTCTTTAGGTAGAAGTTGTTTGTTAATCAGTTCTTTGGTTACGATCTCAATTACGTTACCATTGCCATCTCTATCGACAACATAACGGTTGAGTGGGTAGTGCTTCAACCCTTCCTTACCCATGTAGATCAGTGCATTACCACCAACCACCAGATGCTTAAGAGCCTGGTGAACAACGACACGATCACTGGAAGCAGCAATCGAATCCATCACCATACGCTCCATCTTAGCAAAGCTCAGATCAAGCTCAGAACGGATCTCAGCAGGCAACTCAGTGCCTAGCTTATCATCACGTACCTGCAGCTTGAAGAAGGTGGTTTGAGGAGGTAGCAACGACAGCATCAGTTTAGATGCCAGTGTCACTACACCTTTTGCACCGACGGACTGCCAAGGTTGCTTGAGGGTTTGATGGGTAACACGGAACTCATCACGTTGGATGAGGTAAGGAATGGTGAGCTTAGAACACTCAACCGCTGTGTCTAGAAATTGAGAACGGTAGCTGGATAGATGATCGTACCTGCTTTTAGCGTTCATTTAATTAACCAATGTTAAGTCCAGAGCCGGAGGTGCCTCCGACATTAAGTGGAATACGAAGCGAGGCTACACCTCTGGCAAGACCAGCGGTTGTACCTCGTCCAGAACGAGCAGTACGGATGCCTACATTACCAGCCTCAAGAGTACTGAGGATTTGAGTAGGAGCTTCTGCTGCTCGCATAGCTTCAGTTTGAGCCAGCATGGCTTGACGCTGAGCAGCAAGTTGTTCTTGGAATGCACGTTGCTGTGCTTCTGCGGCAACACGTGCAGCGGTAGCATCAATACCTGCTTGACGCTCACCTTCTACACGTCTATGATGTTGTCGGCGTTGTGCGCCCATAATTAAGTTTCCTCATCAAGTCGGTTTTCGATCCACTCCAACACACTACGTTGACCAGCACGATACATGATCTGGTTTAGCGGTGTGTCAGGGGAAGGGTTAACTGGTGGATAAACATCTTCTAGTTCTTCTAGAAGTCGTCTAACAGTAAGCCCAAAGTTAGGCATACTGTGGGAGGTTGGGGTTTGCATGTTCAAAGAAAGCTGGCATACGTGCTCGCTTAGTATCAGCAAGCTCAGGAGCTTTACCTTCGTACATCAGGCGATCACTGGAATCCAGCCAAAATTTTTTGTTCAGATATTTATTGGGGTTGTTAGCCTTAAGAGGCTGCATCACCCAATTGATAGTTGCTTTACGGAGCTTGTCAAGAGAAGGACTCCAATCAAGATTGAGCTCCCGACACACCAAGCTATTTGTAGCCACGTGGACTTGTTCATCTCTGCTAATGTCAGCACTTACGGTGCGAAGACCAGCGTCTCCATTGAAACGGAAAAAGGGTAGCAAGACGAAAAAGACCGCACGTTCGGCAACAAGCGCCTTGAGGATCGTGTGATCAGGATGTGCAATCCATGCATCACGTAGCCGTACCGCTTCCTTCTCAGCTTCCTTATCAACGCCGATAGCGTTGGCGATGTAACCCAAAGCAAGGTCGTGGTTTTCTTCATCCTTAATGTTGGATAGAAGTAGGTCGCGTGATGCCGATGGAACTTCATTTTTGAGAGCGTCGTGGATAAAGTCGCCTACAGGCAACTCCATGTGGCGGATAGCCAAGGCACGGTAGATAGCCTCTTCCGCGCCTTCAGCTAGTTTACCAGCAGTTGTTTGGACAGGAGTCCAGGTGCGCTTACGCGCCAAAAGTTTTTGATAAGGGTTCATTCGCCGCAATTACAATCAGGAGCAGGATCGTCTCGATCATAGAGAATGGACTCCAAGTAATCGTCAACCTCTGACTCCTCCAGTGCCGCGTAGGCACTGGTCTTGTCTTGAGTATCACCCATTACTTGAAGCGAATAGTAGAGACTAGTTTGATCAGATGCCAACCAGTCTTCAATAAACGCTTCGTCATAGGTGATCACATCCGACCA